TCATTAGACTATTCCTCTTCTTTTATTCCGACTGTTTGTCCTATTTCTTGACGCTTTAACTCTAATGCATACTCAATTTTATTTGTCATAACATTGTTAAAAGCTTTTTGCAAATCAAAAACTTCACCATTGATTGCAGCATTAATAACATCATTTACTGTATATTCATTTTCGTTTTCCATAATTATCTCCTATTTATGATTTAAACCCTGCTGACATCATTTCAGTAGGTGTTCTCTTTTTAGTTGGTGATGCCCTTTCATAAGGACCACTTTTACCCTGAACTATCTCTTCTTCTTTTTCTCTGGGTCCTTGTTGTGCTGGAACATCTTGATTATCTGATGCTTGATCTTGTTGGGCTTGAACTTGAGATGGACCTTCATCTGGTACAGGACCCGGCTGTTGCATTGGAGTTCCATCAGCATTTAATCCTTGTTCTGCCATTTTCTGAGCATCTTCAAATGCTTCTTGTTCCATTTGAGATAACATTTCTTTAACATCTTTATCAGACTGATTCAATATATGCTTCTTTACATATTCTTTAGAATAGAAAGTTCCAATATACGGCTGCACTCTGTCTAAAACAGCTAATCGATTTAATAAAATTTCACTGTCTTTTAATTCTGCAAAATAATTATCTCTTGAATAATTAAAATGTATTCTATCTTTGATATTGTTCCAATCACTTATTGTAAATATTTTTTTAAGAACGAGTTGTTTCTCTAATGCGCTCAGGAATATCATAGAGAAACGAAGTCTTAATCTATTGACAAATTTTTGAAATGTAAGTTCATCTCTAGTAATTTCTGCTGATCTTCCTAAATTAAATCCTGCTTGCTCTGGATTAATTCTCGATACAGGAACACCAAGTGATCTATAAAGTTTCTTTTCAAAGTAATCAACATCTTCCATTTTACCTAAATTTTGTCCAGAAGGAAGAGTTGTAATTTCGGTTCCATTTTGACCTTCTCTGCGAGGAAGCCAATAATCTTCAAGCATTGTAGCAAACTTACGATCATCTCTAACTTCACCTGAACTTGCATCATAGATCAGACGATTCTTATGTCTTACCATCATGTCTCTTAGATGCTGTTCAGCTTTCATTTTAGGCATTTGCCCGACATCAATATAAAATACTCTTCTCTCGGGCGCGCGCGAGATACGATAAATTACAGTAGCATCTTCAAGAATACGAAGCTGATTCATAGGTTTGATAGCTTTATGCAAGTATGATAATACAAGCTTACCATCTTTGTCCATTAATCCAGATGTGCAATGAAGAATAGAATCAGAAGCAATTCTTAATCCTTGATTATCCATTCCTGTATTATTTGTTGCTTTAAATCCTCTTTCATTATAAATGAAAAATTCAGCGGTTTCTTTATTAATAAAAACTCTACCACGACGTTCTCTAGTAAGAAGTCTTACTTTTCTAATTTTTCTTGGATCAATATATCTAAGTTCAATAATTCCTTTTTCAGGACTATTTTCATCTATGATGACATGATAATATAGTCTTCCATCAATATACCAACGCCTAAAAATTTCATATCCGAAATTGTTGAAATTTAACAATCTTGAAATATTAACAAACTCATCATTGATAATTTTTTTAATCTTGTCTGATAATTCAGTTATATCGTCTAAATTTAAAGAAACGATATTTTCATCGCCTTCTTTAACAATTGATTCATTAGTAACTTCATCAATCGCTTTTTCGCATTCTGGTTGTAAAGCCATTTCTCTGTACTTTACAACCAGCTCTGCTTCTGTTTTAGCTGATCCTTCCATATCCAAGTAAGTACCATAAGTACCTCCTGCGGATATAATCATTGCTCCATCATCTGTTTCTTTAGTAGCAAAGGAAACAGGTTCAGCCTGTTCTCTTTTTTTAGATATTTCAAAACCAAAAAGTTCAAATGCCATTTTTTTCTACTTTAATTAACCAGCTTCACCTGGAACTCCGGTTGGACCGGGTAAGACTCTCCAATAATCATAAATGAATTGAACATTAAATCTTTCAAAAGTATTTGTATCTGCCCAATCAAGACGAATAGGTTCAATAATTGCTGGATAAATACCTACAAATTCATATGATCTTATAACAGCTCCGCCTTTATCATACTGATTTACTATAGCTGTTGATTTATAATTATTATCAACTCTTACATTTGTTCTTTTTGTATTTATTACATCTGACCAAGCTTCTAATGCATTTCTAATCTTAAAGTCTTCATCATTCATTACTGTAACTGTCCAAGGCTGATATGCCCTATCACCGGCAAAGTTAACAATACGTCCAAAATATGGTACAGGAATATTTCCAAGCTGTGATTCTGGAATACTAGTAGCACTTACTAAGAATTGAATATCATTCATAGATTCATATGGATTTGCTATGAATACATCAAATAGAGTAGGTCTAGCTCCCTGTAAAGCAAACTTAGATTTAATTTCATTGATATCTAAAGCCATTTTATTGCTCCTTTAATTAAAATTGACCGACGATGGTATTGAAGTCAACGCCAGTACGAACAGCAACAAAGTTTAGCTGAATAAAATTAATACTTCTTGCTGGTTTGATATAAATGTCTCCGACAAACTGATTTGAATCAATTACTTGAGGAGTGTTGTTTGTTTCATCGCAAACAACTTTATAATCAAAAATACCTCTTCTTCCCTGAACTTGAGCAAGAAAAGGTTCAACTAAACCTCTAAATTGCGCTCTAGTGAAGGCATCATTAAATTCAAATAGACTAGACTGAGCAGCTTTTGCAATTGCCTTTTCAAGAACAATAAACAGTCTACGAACATTAATTCTATCAAAGGCAGAAGGTTTACCAAGAAGAGTCTTATCACCATATAAAACAGTGCCCTGACCTGGAAAATTTACTACTGGATTAACATCATTCTTATAAAGAAGGTCTCTTTGAGCCTGATTAGGATTAAAGAGAAGCTTTACTGAATTTTTAATTTGTCCGCGATTAAATCCAGCAGGTGAGAACCAAGTATCTCTTTGTTGATCAGTAACAGCACACAAACCGGCAATATCAGCATTGAGTGGTATCCAACGATAAACGTCGTTATATTTGTCATACTGATACTTATAACCACTATCCATTACAACATAAGAACTATTATAAGTCAGACCAGCAACTCCATTTGAACTTGATCTAAAATCAACACAATATTGTGCAGGATCAGAACTTAGAATAATGCTAGAGTCTGGCGAAACAAAGAACACACAGTCTTTTCTTGGTTCAACAATGTTTGCAACAACATAATTTGCAAGACCACCAGTTCCAACAGCTTTGCCCTGGAACAGAAGGGAAATATCAACATCTTCTTTTGACTTATACAAATCAAAAGCTTGAGCTAGTGGAGTTAATGTTATTGAACTTTCTGATGCACCATCAGTACCTAATGCTAATGCAGCAGTATATGGAGTTGTTGTTGCTGGATTAATAAGAGCAGAAGCTAATCCTGTAGCTGGACGACCAGCACCAGGAGTTCCTGTATAGATATACTGAGAAGAAGTATCAATAACAGTTCTATAATAATTAGATGCACCTGAAGTAGCTTTTGCATCTGTTGCGCGAGATAAGCCTGACCAAACTTCTAAAATTTGATTTGGAGTTCCAGTAAACTTGCCATTATTGTCTACCACTACAACATGAATTTCATCTTTTGTTGTTAGTCCTTGATCAGACATAAATGTTGAAGTTCCAGGAGCTTTATCTACTGAATTATAAAATTCCCAAAATCTTAAAGTATTATTTGAAGCTAAAGTATTATTTGAAGGTAATTGATATCTAGCTCCAAATGAAATTGTGGCATTAGCAAAGTAATTACCACCTGATGTTGTTTCAGCTCCGGCTGAACCAATTGAAGTAACTTTTAAATATTGATAACCCATTGTAGAGTTACCTGCTCTTATATAATCACCAACAGTAAGAGCATTTAAAACTGATGTTACTGCGGCAGCAGCAAATGTACTAACTGTACTTGTACCGTCAATTTTAGCTGAATTTGATCCAACTACAAATGAAAGAGTTGCAGCATTAGCAACTAAATTGGAAGTAAATGCAGCTTCGCTATCGCAAACTGATACTTTAAGTGAATTGCCTAAAGTGCCAGGATATCTAGCAACATATCTTATATTTGAGTCTAATGTTGCATTTAGAAAATCTGTATAATTGTCAATTTGAGGAGCAGTAACTGAACCTGTATTTGCTACAGCATTATTAGTTGTGCCATCATAAGCTCTTACTACATATAGTGCATTGCCATAGCTTAAGAAATTAGCAGCACTGAAGAAAGATTCAGGATTATTACTGGTTGGTTTTCCAAACTTTTGAACTAGAGTTGTCTCTGAATCTACTAAAACTCTTTCATAACCAGGTCCCCACTGAAATAATCCAGCGGTTGCACCTACGGTTGTTGAAACTGCTGGAATTACTGTTGTAGTATCAAATTCACTGACATTGATTCCGGGACTGACTTGAATTGCCATGCTCATACTCCTTTGGTATTAGGCTTTAAATTCTATGTTTATTTATAAAATCTGAAATTTTACGAACTA